GGGCAGTCAAGAATGTTGCAATGTCAGATGGAACTGTGCCAGCCGTACCAACGGTGTTTGCGGTACTTTCTACTGCCAAGGTTGTGCCGTCAAAGTCAATTTTGTTGGCAATGGCAGCGATTGCGGGTTTTAATACGCGATCCGAGAACATATCCAAAGACAGAGCCAAGTCCTGAGTCGTGAACTGAGTGTCCACATGGAATTGGGTTGAGAGGGTTACAGGCGTAGAGGTCTCGTTAAAGTCTTCTACATTAAGGGCTGGACCGGTGGTCCCGATGAAACGACCTGGGCGGCGTACATTGACTGTGTTACCAATCTTTGCACCGACTACCGCAAATTGATCATCATAGTTACGATCCACACGACCAGTAAAGGTCAATTCGTTTTCCAAGACCATCAACGCCTCGTTGGTGATCATGGAGATGGTTAGCAAGTTATTTGCCATGGTAATTCTCCAAATAAATTTTAAAGTTACCCATTACCGAATTTTCCCTGCGATTCGCTGCGCTTTCCATTGCTGGTAAGTGCCGTGAAACTGTCGGTCAGCATCTAGCGTTATGTCGCTAGGATTGCTGCCGGCCTTTAAAGGGCTAATCGGAGCCGGAGCATTTGACTTCTTTGCAACAGGCTCTTTAGCAACTTGTTTGGGGGCTGGTTCCGATTTCTCAAATTTAGCCTCTAAACGCCCGATGGCTCTTAATTGCGCCGTGATGGTTTTATCCGCCAAGGATCGAGCAAAATCTGGATTTTCCGCCAAGTAATATAGGATTTGTGGGCCTACATCACTCTCAATAATTGCATCGGTGACCGGTCCTGAGACCGCAACATCACTAGAGGCAATCATCTCGTCATAATCCGGCAAATCATTTTTAGCAACATCTAACCGTTCTTGGAACTTCTGCCGCATCCGCGACTGCTCCTCCTCGGCTTTACGCGCCAAATCTGCCTGATCTCGCTCCCGCAATTTTTTGTCCGCAGTCCATTCGGCCAGAGCCTCCGCATACTCAAGGGCATCATTGAATTGCGATGGATTAGGTTTGGGGTCCGGTTCATCCGCTTTCGGTGGATTTACCTTTTCTTCCAACTCCTTCAATCGCGCCTCAAGAGCCTCTCTCGCACTACGCTCGCGTTCCGCCTCAAGACGGGCCGCCTCGCGCTGCTTGGTCAGTTCCGAAAAACGCTTTTCAAGTTTCGGGTTTTGTTTCTTTTCACCTGCTACTGCCTCACTCTCGGCCTCTGGTTCACTCCTACCTTGCTCAACAACCGGCTCCGTCTCTACGGCCTCAGTTGGAACTTCCTGGGTGGCTAAACCAAGTTTTTGTGCTTGGAATTCGGCTAAATTTTCACTTGTTACTAGGTTCGCAGCTTGTTTCCTTGCTGGTTCCTGCACTACTTCTGCATCTGACATGGATTAACTCCAAGAATAAACCCGATGAACCCATCGGTAGGTTAAATCTATTAGAATCTGTTTTTTAATAGTTGTCAACGAGGCCTCATCGGTATGCCAGGAATGGCTGGCTGCTGTAACGGCTGCGGCTGCATCTCTTGCATTGCAAACTGCGCGGCCATCTGGTCATCAACGTTAGGATTAATCATCGGTTGCTGCGCTAACTGCATTTCTTGCTGCAAAAATGGTGAGTCGGTTATATGAACTTCGCGTTCAGAAAACGCTGCTGCCTGGCCTAGTTCTGCATCCCTGCGGGCAATTTCTTCCTGTAGGGCGCGAGAATCCATGCCTTTTAGCAATAACTTAGTTACCGCATCCAGTTCAGTACGGTTTTGATCCGTAATTGACTTCATGATGTTTTGGTTAACTTTTGCCTCGTTAATGGTCTCGGTGTTGTACGCCCTAGAGGTTACATCCATGAGTTTGCGCTTAGTCTGGCCTTCTTCTTTCATGCGCTGCACATCGGTTTGATGCTGCAAGTTCAAGGTTAGGGCTGCAATCTGTTGCTGCAAGTCGGCCACCATCTTTTGGCTGGCCATGAGTTGCATTTGAACTTGGGGCGGAACATCGGATTTTTCGTCAATCTGCGCCATCGGATTAATCGCAGCCAAACGATCCGCAATCACATCGGCTCCTGGGAAGTCCATGTTTCTAAATACTAGGTCACCGGCAGCATTAAATAATTCTGGGTTAGCTTGGAGCAGAGGAACCATCGCCTCAACTGCCTCCTGGCGCTTAGATTGATAGCCTGGGCCAGTATCCATATAAACATCGTATTCGCCCACGGTCACATCATTAAGAATCTTTTCTGCGCCGTTTTCGTCAACAATTCGCTGGTTAATGGTCACCATTTCGGGCTGGTTGTCATAGCCAATGATCCGCATCACGCGCTCTTTATCGTAAATCTTGGGGATCAAATCTAGGATTACGCGCCCAGTTTGCTTGAGAGAACGGGTCAGGTTGTCGTAATAATGGAAATTGGTCAAGTCAATCTGCATCTGCTGGCCACGAATGGCCTTGCCGGACTGATTGCCCTGCATAAATTGATTCGGGTCATAAATACCAACTACGGTCTGCAAGTCGTTGTTAATCGCGCTTGTAGCCTCAACAATTCCAGCTGCGGGTGGCTCTGGTTGCAGCCTTTGCGGTACGGGCGCGGGCTGGCCTTCAATGTCCTTTTGCTTGTAACGCAATACCGGTGTGGCCTTGATGTTTGCTAGGTTCCACTCGTTTTCGTGTCCCTCGTCTTGGCCTTCTGCCAATAACCATTTAGCCTTGGGCGCGAGAGCCACAGACTCAGTAAGGGCGGTGCGCCAATAGTTGTACATCCGCTGCGGGTCTTTGGCCATGCGGACGATGCCGTATTTCTTACGCTTATCGTCAACGACCAGCTGCTGGCCGTACACCGGAATGATTGGAATGTATTTACCAATCCAAGTCGATTCGTCTAATATTTCTATGCCGGTCAACTTAGCCCACTTAATGGTTTTGCGCATGGTATCGCGCTCGGCCACCACTTCGATTCCAGCAGCATCCATGATTTCTGGGCTGGGCGCGTCCTCTTTGTAAACTTGCGTCCCATCAGAAAACAGGAGCAGCTTGGTCTTTTTGCGCTCGGTGTACCACCACTCAGCAACGCGAATGTCATCCTTCATGATCCAATCCGCGTCTGCGTCACCAGTTCCGCGCATATTGAAGTTGCCACCATCGTTTGCGTTAGGGTATTGGGCTTTAAAATCTTTTTTGCTCATTACTTCAGTAATCAGGCAGGATTCGGCATCCGAGCCGTCTGGCATCTGGCTGTTTGGATCGTAGTAAACGGTAAATGGATTCGGAATCGGCTTGATATAGATTTCTTGATCAAATGAGTCTTCCCGCACATAATCAGTCACGATGCGCCAATAGCCCCATCCCATGCGAACCGCAAACTCAAACGCCGTATCGTAGGCAGTATCTGCATCCGAGTTGACTTCGATGTGCTTAAAAATGCCCGTCAGGATGTCAGCGACCTTTGCGTTGGCTGCCGAGTTCATGCTGTGAGCCTTCATGCGGGGTCTAGCCTGGCGCTGCTGGTTGCAGACCTGGCGAATAAATCCGTCTAGCTTATTGATCGTGAGGCAAGGTCTAGCCTCTAAGTTTCTGGAGTTTTGGACTTCAACAGGCCATTGGTCTCCAGATGAAAATTTAAGGTCATCCAGGGCATCCTGGCGGTTGTAAGAATCCGCATCATTAGCGAATCTGAGATATTTCTTTGCGTCTTCAATACGCTTATCGTCTGCCATAATCATCCCATCCATGATCCAGCCGGTTGTAATGCGGCTCGTTTAGCTACCGGTTTACGGGGCTCATTCACTACTAAACCTAGATATTTAAACGCATCTGCGCCATGTGAATATATGTCGTGCAGCGGCGTTTTACTAAATTGTTTCGTATCTGGGTCCACATCGTACCGATAATGTCTCAAACATTGTAATCCTTGATGGCAATTTTCTCTATCAAAATAACACTTGCCAAACATGGTTCTGGCTGCGTTGATCGAGTCTGCCGTTGGTGTTCTGGGAACAATCTGCACTTTGTAACCAGCTGCGCGGACAATATCGGCGATAGACCGGCCAGACGCTGCCAATGTTGAGTTCTCGGCATCGTGCGGCAGCCAAATAGTGTCAAACACATACCCAAACTTCTGCATCTCGGCCATGTAATACGACATGGTTTTTTGGTTGTCCTCCATGTACCGCAGCAATCTAATCTCAAACCCAATAAATTGCACAAACCAAATGGCCGTGTTATCGGCCCAGCCAAGGTCAAAGACCGCATGAACTGGCTTAATTGGGTCATAAGGAACGCGGGTGATCCGCTGCTCTAGGTCGGCCATGGTAATTTCATTGGCAAATACAGCACCATCAACGGTCTTACGGCAAATACCTTCCCAGACGGTGTTATAGGCCTCAATGTCTCTAACCTGGAGATTGTCCTTTTCCTCCCGCAGGGTCTGGGGAAACCATGGGTTATCGCGCCAGGTAATCTTTTGGACTATTGCGTTAGTCGGCGGTGAAACAACAAACCGCTGGTAGGTATCATCGGTCTCTAGTTCTGGGTTAAAGGTAATCCATATCTCAGAGTTGTCTTTACGGATGGTTGGGATTAGGACATTCCAGCTAGTTTTAGAAACAGTCTGCGCCTCCTCGACCCAGCAGATGTCTACGCCCTCAAAGGATTTGACATTGGTAATGTTATTTTTAAGGCCAATAAAGAAGAACTCGGACCCGTTTTTGCCTTTAATACTGATCTGGGTTACTTCGTAAAAGGATTGCAAGCCAAGACTGTCAATCTGGTCTGTCAGTAATTTATGTACAGAATCTTTGATTGAGACCTGGAACTCACGGGCGCAGAGTATGCGCATCGGTTCTTTGGCTGCCTTGATCAATAACGCCCTGGCAACTCCCCAAGACTTTGCGCCACCGCGCCCACCGTACAGAATCTTGTACCGTTTGGGCTCAAACAAAAAAGCCAGTTTTATAGGGAATTCAGCTTGAGCAACTACTTGCTGCAGCTGCTCGGCAACTGTTAAGTCTTCAATCATTCGGCTTTACAAACATGACTTGGATTCCAGCCAGCAATGGAGTTCCATCGGAGTTCTCCATTTGCGTAGTCTGAACGGCCTTACCGTCTAGCCGGTCAATAATCTCTTTAACGGCCCAGGCCTCGCCCTGTTCAGCTTGCGTGACTAGCTGCTTAACAATGTTTTCCAGCTTTTGAGGTTCTTGAGTCAGCACCTTTCGGAGCTTGTCATAAAACATCTTGCCCTTTACGGCATTAGAATTTCCTATCGGTGCGGCCATAGTGATTAACTCAATCAATAAGTTCCAGTAACTAAATAATAAATCGTTTCTTCTTGTTTGTGTTAATATTGTTGTGTAAACTGTTTACTTAATAGGAGAGAATATGACACTTGCAGAGATAGAAAAGGTCGTAAAAGAACATTTAATTATTTGGCCAGAGTCTTTTGAGTCTCAGGTTTGGAATGAGCGTGTTGAGCGTTTATTGGCTAAATTACAAGAATTAGACAACAAGGAAAATCATGAAAATCATTAAATCAGAGTTTTGGTACATCCTACAGAAACATATTGCCTTGAGAAAGGGTAAATAATGGAAAACTTACATATCTGTATTACAAACCAAGGGGTTATTGCATTCTCGCAAGAGTTTGAGTCGCTGCCTAGTGAAGAACGGCTCGCAGTATTGAACCGGGCAATGGACTTAATTATGTCCAAAACCGGCCAGGTTATCGATTCTTTGGAGGTGCAATAAACATCATCAGTGGGTCATTCGTTGGTTTGTTACCAATAAACTTCATTAATGGATCGCCAAATATGTCTCCAAACTGGGTATACGCAACAGTTTCTTTGGCTGGCACATCTAATCCGTAAGGATTAATGGTTTCTTTTGCGCCATAGGGAGCAGGATTTAGGCTGGTTCCATATATTGTTTTTTCAAATCTTTCATTAAATGGGAAGTTTTCGCGGCGCTCATCCATCGTCAACTTTTCTCTAGCCTGGGTTAGTCTGGATTCGGCCTCACCAGCTAATCGGCGATATGCTTCCTCATCTGACAACTCCTCAAATAGTTTTTGTTTTGTAGTTAATTCTTGATATTGCTGGCGAGCCTCATCAGTCTTTTTAATTTGTGTCAAAGCCCGTTTTTGAGCATTTTTGGCATCGCGCAAATTGTCATAAGGCAAGTTTTGATACCTATAATCAGACGAAAAACTACGACTTTTGATGTATCGCGCCGCACCCCTAAACCATTCATCTCTAGCTTCTCCTGGCTTTTTAGGTTGTGGACCAGCCTCACGGCGGTAATCGTCACCGTATTTATACCAATCTTGAAGACTGTAAATAGTTCTAGGTTTAATATTGCTACGGTTTGCAATATCTCTTAATCGAATCATATATTCAGACCGAGACGCTGCGCCGTAATCGTCCCAATGTTTGCGATTAATTGCATATGGTGTGGCCAATGGCGCAAGTTCAGACTTAATTTGTGCTTGAGCAATTAACTTTGCCGATCCTGGGCTACCACCGCGCCCCCAGTTTTCTGTCTGTTGGATGGCGTGTTGGATTTCGTGTAGCAGGGTTGATCTTGCTTGTTTTAGTTGATCATCTGCTGTTTGGCCGGCAAAAACACCGCCGCCGGTAGTAACTAATCTGTTTTGTTGGTCATATGTGCCACGAACATCTGGTCGTGTTTCTCTGGCAATTTTTAAATTGTTTACAAGATTTGGATATGCCTCCTCAAGTAAATTATGTTGAAACGCCGCAGGTAAACGCACCGCCTCAACTGTATTGCTTTTTAAATAATTATCTGCGTAATTTAAGGCCTCTTGCTGGGCAACGCGAGGAACCAAATTTTCAGATGAACCAACTCCCAATATATTTTTTTTCTCTGGTGGAACTATTCCTTTATCTACCAAATATTGATTTGCTAATTCAATTCTATTTGGCGTTTTGGGTATTTTTTCCATGTTCAATACCGCAGCTGTATCTGGTATTTCTTGCCGCCAGTTTTTATCTAAACCGCGGGCGGTCATGGTTTTGCGCCAAATTTCTACTGGTCTGGCTCCAGCTTTTTCCATTTCTACAGCTTTTTCGTAATTTGCTTTGTTCCAAGCGGATGATTTTGGCCCAATAAACATTCCAGCCACATTAGGAACCTCAGAAATTAAGCGTCCGAAAGCGTCTTTATCTCCGATTTGAATGCCTGCATCTCCCATTATTAAAGCAGCCTCAATGTCTGCTCTCTGATTTGCAAGATTTTTTATAGCATTCGGCCCAATATTCATTAAATAATTTTTTTGTGTTTGAGCTAAAGTTGTGCGCGGCCCTGTCACTTGACCGCTTGGTGTCACATATCCTGCCTCACGCAAAACATCGGCTAAAGTTGCCATTATTTTTTCTTTTTCTTGCTTTTTGCAGCCTCGCGCTTAACTGAATACGCAATCGCCACAGCCTGCTTAACTGGCTTGCCACTAACAATTTCTGCCTTTACATTCTTTTGGAATGCTTTTTTACCGATGTCTTTAATGAGAGGCATTATTTTTTCTTCGCAGTTTTAGCGGATTCTTTAAACGCCTTGGCGGTGGGCGCACCCTTAGTGCCTGGGGTTCTCATGCGCTCTGGGGTCTTGCCGGCAGCCTTTTGGCGCTCAATCCTTTCCCTTTTTGCATGGATATTTGAATATAAGCCGGGTTTACTCATCTGATTTCTCCAACTGTTGGGTTTGATTGATCAATACATCTAACATCGCAATAGCGCCCCTGAGTTGCTGGACGCGTTCCAAAGCAGCCTGTAAATCATTTAGGCTGCCTTGTCGCAATTCTATTAAATAATTTTTATCAACCATTAGGTTGGTTGCGCAGCATAGAATGGGAGCCAGTAATCAGTTCCAGCAATCCGGCAACGCAAACCGCCTGCAGCTGTACCCAGAGTTGTTCCAGTAACCCACATTTTGCCAGAGCCAGCGGTCACGCCAGCAAGGTTAATAAACCGGCCATTTGTATCCATGGTGGCCTTGTCCGCACCGTTAACCGATGCGTAAATCATGCTAGTCAAGGTTCCGGTGGATGCGCCGCTTGGTAGATTTAATTCAATTTCTAGTGGCGCATAAGTTCCAGACGATGTGCCTTCTGATAAGGTCATTTCAGCCAAGACGGCAGAACCTAAACCGGTTGTGCGGCCAGCAGAACCATATACCACTTCACCTTTAACAGCGTTTGACCATGCGCCCATCGCAGCGTTGATTGTGGTTAAGAACTTTGCACGACCACCAACTCCGCCTGCACCGGTCATCGTAGTGCTAACCAATACGGGCTCAACGCTGGTTGATCCGTCGGTGCTGCTAGATGTGGTTGTAATGTTTAAATCGCCGCCGGTTAAATTAACTCCGCTTTCAAACGAGGTTGATCCCGTGACGATGAGACTATCAAACTGTGGGTCAGCGTATGCTACGCCAATCGATTTACTATTTGCCATGATTAATTCCTTTCGTTAACAATTCCAATTTTTAAGAGATGCTGCTTTTCGGGTGGGCCTACCCTTTTCGTCCTTCATAGGCCCAGGCATTCCACTCATCCTCGCACAAAAAGACTTTTTACGACCTTCGTCAGCTTTTGTTTTAGGGTTTGGAGCAGGTGCTTTAAGGTTTGCATTATTTTTTGCATTGTATGCCGCCCTTCCTTTAGCGGTCATGCCCGCGCCTTTTTCGGTTGGATTGTAGTTTTTACTTTTACCGGTAGTGGTGCGAGCAATAGGTTTATTAGTGGTTTTTGGCATGGTCTTCCTCAATGAAACAAACATCTTTCCAAGACATTACAAGTAATTCCTCACCGTCAATTTCAACACGCGGATATGACAAATAGTCTTCCGCACCACCAAAACGGATGCGCTGGCCAATCTCAATTGGGTTCGGAATTAAACGGCCTTTTTTATCAATTTCGCCAGGACCAACTGCCAACACTTCGCCAATGTTTGGCAACTCATCCATAACCACATGAATTAATTGGCTTTTTACCCTTTCAATGGGTCTGACAACAATTCGATCACGCAGCGGTCTTAGCATTTTTTCTAACCTTTACGGGTGCTGGTGTGGCTGCCAACTCCTCACAAATTGGCTGCGGTGGCATCACGACTTGATGTTCGCCGCACCACATACCAGCCTGTTTGGTTACTGACTCAGGGTAGCGCCGGCAATGGCCAAATTGCGTACCCTGAAAGAATCGGCAGTTTCCGCAGTTCACTTCTGGTAAATTTCGCCAGAGTTGTTTGTACCCATCTTGCTATCACGACCTTTCATGGTCATTTTTTCGCCCATGGGCTTGTTTTTGCCCTCTTGCATTACGGCGTTTTTGGTCTTTTCGCTACGACCAGATTTTTCGTTGCAATTCATAGGGCAATTAAATGTATTTGGCATTTTGTTTTCCTTTAAGAAAGTTGTTGCAGCTTGTACAGCAATGAGTCGATTAAATCGGTAATTTCATCAATAGTATTCTGTAATTCGGGGTCTTTTGGCAAGTGTTTTCTGTTCTCATCCACATATTTTTGCAAAGCCTTAAAGTAACGCACCGGATCGTTGTCAATCTCAAATTCTTCTTCAAATTCGTCTAGCGGCCCATACCGTCCCATGTACGATTCAACCAGACGGTCTACCAGGTCTGGGACGGCGTTATAGTATTTTGCAAGTGCTTTATGGTTGGCATAACTTCTGGTCTGCCAATGCTGCAAATGCGCGCAAGTCGCAGAGTTTAATAACGCAAGAGAGAATGCCTCGATGTCTTTCATAATTCTTTCAATGAGTACATATTGATTACCTTCGGCCCTGTCATTTTATCTGCCTTTGCGCCTTTTGTCGCAACAATTTTTTGTTGTTGATGCAACAATTTCCACAAAACCGCTTTAACTGAATGCGGTTTAGCAACCAGTTCTGTAACGATTTGAGATTGCGTTAAATTAGGTTTTTGTTCCAACAATAACAAAACATCATGGGCCAACTTTGGACGGCGTTTTAGTTTTTTCATAATTAACAGTTTCCTATAAAACCTTTACTTTTACCATACCGCCCTTTTGTTGGCTAAATTTGTATGTGCAATTAATCCGTTTGTCGTTGACCTGCCAGGCATCGGCTAAACCGTCTTGGCCAGCTTTAAACGAGGCAATCATATTGTCTAGGTCCCGTGGCCGGTTATCTGGCGGGTAAAACTCCACTTCCAAGAATATGGGCGCGTCCTCTACGATGTGTTGAATAAACGGTATGGGTTGTTGCAGCGCCAGAATGCGCACCGCAAACCGGTACTTTTTCTTAGCAGCTGCTTGCGGAGCCCAATGCCCACGGTAGTTGGGGCTCAACTCTTTAGGCGGCCAAGGCAGACTAAGTCGATCCGAGGAGTTTTTGGATGGTGTCATTAAGTACCGTTAGTTCTGTTTGTTTGGTTGCATTCCAAATTGATCTGCGCCCATGAATTCCATTGTGGCTGCCTTGGTGGCAATCCTTACAAAGAGGAATACAGAGGTATTGCAGCGTTTGCTCAATGTGGTGGGCATCACTAGGCCCAGCTGCGTTACAAACGCCACAGGCCATGGTTTTAATCGTTGCTAGGTATCGTCTTTGAGCCGCTGTTAGCTTGTTATTCATGTTTGCTCAAAATTTCCCATGCGGTTGCTGCACACAATGAAACTTGTCCGTTTCCAAGGGCTTTAAGTCTGTCCACCCTAGCGGCCACCCCATCAGCCACTCGACCCAAATTGGGTTCAATTGCCCACTGGTTGGATGTACCGATTGACTTAATGATATTTGTTTGCCTATATCCACCCTCCTTCGCACAGATGGGTTGCTCATGTTGCCCCTGTCCCTGTGATCGGATGCTTGTGGCGTTGGCCACATCACTACTAATCTTCCTAGTCCTATTGCCCCATCTATCCCATTCTGATTTATCTTGCGTGGTTTGCCATCCTTGGTTGGATAAAATTTGTCGTTCTTCCCAATTACTGACCCGCTTGTTCCATCGCTTGCTGTCGGTGTGGGAACAAAAAATCCAAATACGGTCTCTTTTGTGCGGTGCTCCAACGGAGTCTGCTCCCAACACTCCCCATTCCGCATCGAACCCCATCTTGGCCAAATCTGCAAGCACTCGTTCAAGTCCTCGATTAACGAGCATTGGACTGTTCTCAATGAATGCGTATTGGGGTCGTACCTCGCCAATAATCCTTGCCATCTCTTTCCACATTCCTGACCGCTCCCCTTCAATGCCTTTCCCCCCCCCCGCAACGGATATGTCTTGACATGGAAAGCCGCCCGAAACGACATCAACAATTCCTCGCCACGGCTTTCCGTCAAAGGTTTGAACATCATCCCAAATCGGGAAAGGCGGGAGTATTCCGTCATTTTGTCGGGCGAGCAATACGCTTGCTGGATATGGTTCCCATTCAACTGCGCAAACGGTTCGCCATCCAAGCAGCTTTCCCCCAAGTATTCCTCCACCAGCGCCTGCGAAAAGAGCCAACTCATTCATGCCGCCTTAACCGATCCGCGCAATACAGCTGCTTTAAACAAATAGGGTTGGTCAAAATCCGACTCCAAAATGCCCAATTCTTTACCTTTGGCCACAATGCCTGGCCAGCTTTCGTGCCATTCTTTACCGTCAACAACACCCGGCAGCGTAACTTTTAACTCGTCAGACCAGCGCTCCTGGCGCAACCAAGTCGCGGGGTAACATACGAACTGACCATCATTTTTGCGCCATTGGTCCGAGCGCATCTGATGCCGAATAGTATCCAGTAATTCTGGCAGCGGTGGCCGGATGCCTTCGGTCTGAGCCCATGCTTTACGGGCATCGCCTTTAGCTACGCGGCGCGGGTACAGTTTCCAAAATTCTTCAAAGTCTGTCATTTTTAGTCCACCAAAGAATAAGGCCAACCAATATGGCCACGATCAAAATAAACCAAGAAAACTCAATAAACATCTGGCCTTGAACGGAATAGGGAATCATTAATCTGCTCTCTCGCGAATAGCATTAGCAATATGGTCTTGCTCAATGCCGTTAAACCAAGCCATTTCCGCAATTTTGGCGCATTGTTCGCGCTCGTAATCGGCGGCTTTTTTTATTGATGTAATGAGTTGATCTCTGGCAATCTGTTTAAATTCTGACAACATATTATTTGCAAACAGTTCCAGCTGCGCTTGAGATGCCCACCAATTTTTTTTGGTTTTTCGCATTCCACATTTCAATGCAACTTCTTCAATGTCATCGAGGGTCATTTAGATTCTCCTTTTTTTAGAGAATAAATGATTAAGAAATAGTTTGCAACTAAGATTAATTAATGCAGTAGTTAATTAAATATTTCACTTTGGTGGACAAGACTCAGCCATCCCTCGCATAACCGAATCTCCCTTTACTATGCTTTCACTTCGGAGCCACATAGACTCGCCAGCCTTTTAATGCAAGGGTGCTGACTTCGCCGCCCTTTTGCGCCATTCTTCCGCATTTCCCCCCAGTTGGCTCTTTGATCTGCGCAGCTGGTCGTTACCCTCCCCAGCGCAGTCGCAGTCAGCAGGCAACAAAAAACCCCAAATCCTTGGGTGGTGCGGCCTTGGCGGGCATCCTTGGAATAAGTCCTCTTTAGATCAAAATGACCAATTCCAAGCATTTGTCGCACCACCGAAAAATTCGGGGTTACTGATCTTAAAGAGATTCCAACAAGTGCCACCTTGCTGACAAGGCCATATTACCATAATTAATCACTAGGCGAATGCCTATTTTTAGTAGGCGAATCCCTATTTTTGGCATTTATTGCCATTTGTTGCCTTTTTTTCCTAGGTATTTACCCTAGTTTTATAGGTGTTTTCCCTAGTTTTGATAAAAAAACGCATAAATCCGTTGCAAATACCTAATAAACGGTTTACTATTCACATACGGTCAACGCTCAGACCGGATCTTTAAAGGAGCTTTACTATGTTTCAAGTTACTTTTTACTCTTTTTCTAAAGTTCTCAACAAAAGTTTTATTAATGTTGAGATTCACAAATCCATTGATGATGCAAAGCTACGCGCTTCTGCGCTTCATTGGACTATTCAGTCTGTTGTACAAATTTAATTAACGGGGCTACGGCCCCATTTATCGGAGAGAATATATGAACGCAATCGACATCCAAATCACCCAAGTAGACCGCCTTGGTCTTTTGTTGGCACAAATCGCTGACCTTACTCAAGAGGCAGACGCAATCAAAGATGAGATTAAAGAGGCAGCCACAGCTGGCGGCCCATCGTCTTATGAGGGCAATCTGTACCGCGCAACTGTTGTGGCCAGCAATCGCCAGATTGTTGACTACAAGGCCCTGATCGCTGACCTGGGCGTTAGCGCCGAGCAGCTGCAGGCATTCACTAAAACCACCGCTGTATTTGCAGTAAAGACCGTTAGTCGTTAATTAACCGGGGCCATCGCGCCCCATTTTTTTGGAGAGAATAAATGGAAGACTTACAAGACTTGTATCACCAGCAGCAGTTAGAGCATCAAGAGCAGTTGTCGCAACTTGCGTTTTGCGATTACATCGCACATCGCATTAAAGAAACCATGAATAAGCCTGATTCAGAAAAGATTATTTATGGTGCAGGGTCTGTGAAGTTTGATTTAAACGCAGAGGGTCAATTTGTTAGCACGAAGAAACATTTGTTTGTCATTGATCGTAACCGCCGTACATACAAAATTACCGTGGAGGAAGTATGAAAGAAACTAAAATCAATCTTGTAGCACAACATTTAGTTAAAAAAAGAAAAATCACCAGCTGGGAGGCCATCGAGCGCTATCACGCAACACGCCTAGCTGACATTA